TTCTGTGGTTGCCATTTACCATCACTACCTAACACATACCATATTGCTGGACATTTACCCTCAAAGCCTGAATGACCTAAAGCTGTGCATTGGTATGCTGCCCAGTCCTTACCCGTCTTCGTGCTATGTCCAGTTTTCCAGACCATAGATCCATGCTTGCACTGTGGTACTTCAGCAGCTTCTTCTGTGCCCATTACAGCTGCGATGTTCTCCATTGCCTTTTCAAGTGTAACTGGAGCATCGACTACCTTCATATACTCATTGACTGGAGTAGTCCAATAATCCTGCACATCTGCAACAGCAGGCTTAACAGGCTTTTGTGCTACTACCTTGCTCATTTCTTCGCGGCTTGGTCTCTTTCCTTTAGGAGCATAACCTGCATTTGCAAGTGCTCTGCCGATTGCTGAAGTCTCACAATTCTCCAGTGCTGAAGTCTGATTGACGCCTCTACTAGACACCGTCTCTTCAGCGTACCCTGTTGCCCAAGCAACGCCATCGCTAGCATCTTTGTATAGGTACGCTTTAACAATGTATCGAGAAGCTTCGACCACTTCCAACTCAGTTGCAATGCGAAACGAAGGGTAATCCTTAATAAACTTTTCAAGTCGAACCTCCACTGGTTCATAGTCGGCTAGATTAAACATAAAGTTCGTTCTCCTCTGTGGCCAGTTGCCCAGCTAGTGCTCCGTAGCTGCATAGATCGATCCAATTGTCGATGTGCTGCGCTGATTGATTAGTCCTTGCAAGTTTAACCAAGACCATGATCCCTGCCACCTGATAGTCGTGTATTGGTGTTTGTAAGTATGCGCTGAGGAGCATTGCTGTGTGTTGCAAGTTATCCGCAGGGTGACCGTATGAAAGCCCACGGTCGCGGATCGTGTCGGTGGCTGAGAGTAGGATTTCATTGGCTCTCATTTGTCTGCCAAGCTACGGCCGAGATTGCGAGCCTTGTGCCAGCCTTCTCTGCGTCCATCCTTGAAGCCTTGTGAATACCAAATGACATTAGAAATGAACAGCAATCCCATCATTCCTATGATTACTATTGAGTTAATCATGCTGCAACCATCGCACGCTTGACCAAGCTGATCAATTCAGCGCGTGTGTTATAGCCCTGTTCTGCACAGATTTTTAGTTCTTTGATCTTGAATTGAACTGTCTTTGGGTGATGACCCTGAGTAGTGAATAACTCAAAAGCTAAACGCTCTAATCTGCGATCTAATAAGTTTTCCATTTGAGTACCTATCCGCATCCAGTGCCCTTGACTGGCTTACTGAATTAGAGTCTCACGCTCATCTGACATGGTCAAGCACATTTGTGTAACGAAACGATAACGATTATCTAGGTCTGCCGTAGGACTTTCCAGACACAATGAATGTGCCATCCTTTTCAATGTTGATTAAATCTACCTGCACCTTAGATCCATGCACATACATAATGGCGAAGGCTTGCTGCCAGTTCGCCACCCCCTTTGTGTAAGCAGCTTGCTTGAAGTCCATGAGATTACCTACCTCAACACCATGCAGAACACGCCCTATACGGCCTCCAGAGGCCTCTGAGAAGGCCGAACGCCCTGCTCTGTGAGTATGACCTGAGATGACATTTTTACCATGCCTACGAGCCGCTTCTAGGGCTGATAAGCCCCCTTGTGGCTTAATTGGTGTGTGGTCACCATGCACCGCAATCCAGTTAGGTGCAATAGCCATAGGGTTCTTGTGGAAGGTAATGCCTAGCTCATCAAACTTCATGAACTTCTCAAAGCGAAGCTCTGGCAATGCACCAAAGGCAGGCACTTTAGCCATGATGATGTTATACAGGCGATCTGTGTGATTACTACGGATGCAATCTGTAACGCCTAAATCCCAGAGAAGCTGCACTGCCTCGTTACGATCATCATCTAGGGTCTGGGCGTAGCTGCCCATGCGACCTTCTTCCCACTTGCTAATCTGTGGTAGGTCAATCTCATCGCCTATTGTGACTACTTGATCTGGCTTGAACTTTGTGATGAAGCTTGCAAGGTTACGAGTTGCAACCCTGTCATGGTAAGGAACTTGTAAGTCCGATACGACAACGATTCGCTTAATCGTCATCCTCATCTTCATAGTCACCAAAACGTTCTGGCTCTATTGGATCAGGCAAAATCCATGCAGGATAGGCTGATCGCTCTACGATGATTCCCAAGACTGTTTCTTCATCAAAGCCTGCACGCTTTAGAGATTGAGCAAACTCATACATCCCAATGCAGTAAGCATCAAGAGCTGAGTAATCTTGCTCAACTAGATTCTTAGTTGCTTTTCTTGCCATAGCAAAATTATCGCTCTAGAAGTATGTTGTAGATCTCATCGACACGCTGATTGAGTCGCTTAATCTCAGAGAGCAGATGAGTAATGACATAGCCTGCAAGACCACCAATGATTAACAAGGTGCTTATGTAAAGGCTGAAGAAATCTGTTTGGCTCACTTTTTAACGCCCATAGCAGGATCGTTAGCATTGAGATAACGAAGCACTGGTGGAATAACAGAAGCAATGCCTGCTGCAATGAGTGCCTTTGGATCTGACACTCCAGCTGCTGCCATTGAGATAACTGCTACTAGGAACGCTCTAGCCCATGAGCCTGCTGCTGTCTTTAGTTCATTCATTATTCTCCGCCTAACATAGATACCTGAAAAAAAGCCCCGTCATTATCAGCTTCTTTCTTAAAGCTGACATGGCAGTGCTTAACATGTTTGTTAGCCCCTGTGTATTTGCGCCACTTCCAGTTAAGGACTTTGGAGCAGATGTGTCCATCAAAAATGATGTAAGCAATACGCGTGTCTGCTTTTGACTTTGATAAGGTACGAAGCTGATCTGCAAGATCGCCCATGATGTCTGGCTTTGATGCCTTAAATAAGTCACGATCGATGTCGATGGCACGAACCCAACCTTGCTCATCTGGATTATGATCTGACTTGCGAGCAGCGTGTCGGGTATCACCGATCCAACCATCCGATGTGCGGTCACGATCTGGGAACGAGTCATCTATCTGCTCTCGTAACTGGATTGCTGCGTGACTTAACTTAGGCTTCATCCAAGTAGTAAAGCTGCTTCTTCTGCTGTGATGCCTAGTTTAGCCAAGAGTGCAGTTTTTGCAGTTTCTTTGTTTTCAACTTCTAGAGCTTTTGCATCGTCAATGGCTTTTTGTGCAGACCATGCTGAAAATTCTGCTTCTGTCATTTCACGATCAATAACTTCGTTAGTTTGTAAATCGTGGATTCTAATTGTTGGATTACTCATTATTTCACTCCGTATAGATAGACAGTTCCAGATGACAAGTTTCCGCCTGAGTTAGAGAAAACCAAAGATGTGATTGCTGCTGATTGTGCGGTCACACCCGATGACATAAACTGACCAGATCCGCTAGTAGGTGCATACCAACCATAATACTGAACAGGCTTTAACGTTGCAGTTGTTGTGTAATTATCAATTACCAATGTTGCACTAAAGTTAGTAGTTGAACGATTGCTAGTGCTGGCAGTAGTTATGTATCCGCCATTGACATCATAAACAGTTGTGGCAATTTTCACGCCAACTAAATAAGCAAGATTAGTATCTCCGTTAGGTGCAATTCTAAATTGTCCGTCTGCTGTGGCATTTTGTGGCAATTCAATGTATGCGACCAGTTGCTTGTAAGCACCTGAAATACTTGAAATTGTAGTTGTTGCTCCAGTTAGTGTAGTTGTAGAAAGCAATGTCATTCCGCCACCACTTGCAGGAGTTGCCCAAGCCACGCCAGTTGCAGCCGTTGAATCAGCTGTAAGGACAGTTCCGTTTGCGCCGACAGTAACATTGGCGGGAGTCGATGCAGCAGTTGCAGCAGCGATAGATCCCTTAGCCGTAAAAGTGCTTTTGGGCGTCATTGTGCCCATTGTCGTGTCAATCGCGTTGCCTAATGTGCGGATCGCTAACGCGCCATTTTTTACCAGATCGGTGTTATCGGGTTCTGGCCATGAATAAATAGGACTTGTTGCCATTTAAGATAGTACTCCTGTCGCGTTGTTCCAGATAAGTGTAGCATTTGTGGTTGCCCATGTTATTGTGCTAGGCAAAACTGTGTCCCATTGTGTCGTTGATAGTGAGAACTCTGTAGCTGTAATGTATAGGGTCATTTCGACATAACTTGGAGTGGCTCTAAGAGCTACATTCTCTACAAAACCCTCAAAAGTTCCACCCAATAAATTGCTTGGCAAATTGCTAATAAGGACAGGCATACCGAAATAAACTCCGACAAGGCTATCAAGCATTGCTGTGGTCATGTCTGGATTATCTAGGCGGAATGTAATCGCACCGAGTGAGCCTTTAGGCACTCGTCTTAGATTTAACTCTCTAGCTGCAATATCAGTGATGTCTGCAAGGTTCTTGATGTTAGAGTCAAAAGAACGCTCAAAGAGTCCGTAAGAGGCTATAGAGTCCGTGTCAGAGGTACTGTAGGTGCTGCCGTAAGCTGTTGAGTAGCGATAGATAAGGCTGTTACGGATGCGAGCAGTCTGAGTTGTGGATTTGATAGAGGATGGTGATGCAAATGAGCCATCGAGGAAAGTATAGCCATTTGCTGCAAGAGTGTTAGATCTGTGGTCTGCATCGTCATAAGAAACATCTCCATCTTTCTCCTCGTAAAGCTGACCTAGTGCGCTAGTAGCAATCTGGTCTGCAAGGGTCTGAGACTTGGCAGTGGCACTAGCTGCGACAGCGATCATTGTGTAGAAGCCTGAGTCAATTGTACCAATGTAACTCTCGGCATTATCCCATGTCTGGGTTGCAGGGTAAGTAGTCCATGTAACTGTAGGTGTTACCTCAGCCCATGAAAGGTTAAGAGCGTTGCCTAGAATGGCTGCAATCTGTGCTCCGTCTAAACCTTCTGCAAGAGCAGTGTTATAGACCGCTTTAGTCAGTTTAGCCAAGGAGCCAATACCCAAGATCTTGCCAGTGGTGATGTAGCCAGTCTCATCTGGGCTCCTGACTCCGATGTTAAAGTCTGATACTTCTCCACCAAATACAGTCACATAAGTACCGCTGGAGTTCTTTAATTCTAGGGTGATTTCTTCTGTGACATTTATGGTGAAATCTGCGCCGGTGGTGTTAATGATCTCGACTTGGCAGTAACCTGCCGTGGCCTGTCGATCAATGTCTAAGCGACCAGAAGCAAAGGACACAGAGGTGACAGTCGTATAGACATCATCACCAATTGTCACTCGCCATTCTGGAAGCCATGTCATACTGCTAAGTAACCTCTTAGAGTTCCACGCTGTGCTGCATTAACAAGCACTTGGTCAATAGCTTCAGCAATAGCGTTAGGGTCTCCCACGCCAGTATTCACAGTAATGTTAATGTCGCGTGAACCTACTGCTCCTGAATTAAAAAGCGATCCGCCTTCAGCTGCTCGAAATGATCCAGCATTGAAAGGATTGATTGCGCCACCTGCATACATATTAGTCAAAGCATTTAAAGAGCCAACATCTTCGATGCTTTGAAAACTGTTAGCAATACCATTTGTAAGGATAGTAAACTCTTTAAGGTTAGATCCAATGCCTGTCATTATTTCTGCTATTGCAGTCGGGCTTGAAATTCCAGAAGGTGTAGAAACGGCAGATGCCACCGAAGTATTGCCCTGAGTCGGAGTGAGGGTCTTAGTACCTTGCAGCTTTAGCAATTCCATCATCTTGGCAATAGCGGCATCTAAATTAGCCAAGTTGATTAGATCTGCTGGCTTTAAGCTGTCAAGAATTGACTTGATGTCTTGAAGTTTTACATTTTGGCCAGATAACGCCCCTAGAATTTTAAGGTCAGCATTTAACTTTTCTGTTGCCTTAATGATTGATGCTTCATCCTTAGAGGCAATTGCATCTTCCAAGGCAAGGATTGACTTCTTGACATTTAAGCGAGCGGTGTCATTAGCAATCTGTAAGACTTGTGCGCCGTTAGTCGCTTTACCAAGTTGCTC